GTAGTAGAGCGTCAGATGCCAGATGCCATCGGCTGACCCCCACCACTTGCAGGCAAACTCCTTTTCGCGCGGGTTATCGGCGCTGTAGAAGACATGACACATGCGCGGGTCGTTGTAGAATGCCTGAACCACGCCGCTCTCGTCCGGCCACGCGATAATGAATGCCTCGTGGCAAATCAGCGCCGCCTCATGTACGCTGTCAGACTCAATGCCAAGCTGGTTCGCATTCCAGACCTCCTCTAGCACTACCTTGATGCTCTCGTCTTCCACGTCGAAGCCCTTTAGCTCCATGCGATCCAGGGCGGCATTGATAACGACGGCGCACCAGTTTTGCGAGAACCTGGCGGTAAGGTCATGGAATGCGTCTTGCAGCCGGGCTGTGCTGTACTTCAATGGCTGGTTGCCATCAGCATAGGAGAAAAGCGTGTTGTAGTCGGCCTGCTTGGCGCTCAAGGCCGCAAAGGCGCGCTCGAGGTCACTTGTCATGCTCTATCCTTGCCACTGAATGGGCTTGCGGGGTTCTCCCCTCATGTCGCCCTCATACGCATACCGCGTGCCGTCGATCAGATGGTCATCCTTGCCCACCGGCACCCGCAGCGCGTTCCCGCCGGCGTCCTCTTTCCAGTGATAGGTGCTCCAATTGTTCTGCGCGTTGATGCAGCGCCTGTCGATGACCACCGTCTGCTGCTGAAGCCACTGGATACCGTAAGTCACCGAGTCCTTGCCCTTGACCGCGCCAGCCGCATTGACGCCATGTTGCCGTAGCTCTGCCACGCTCTTTGGCTCGGCGCTGTCACACACTACCCTGTCGGCGCCGCACTTCTGCTTGACTAGCCCTGCCAGCACGTCATTCGTTAGTCCACACTCGTACAGCTCGTCGTACAGATAGATGGTCTTGCGCATCTTGTCATAGTGGGAAACAGAGAGCGCCGCCGGGTCACTGCTGAATCCAAAGTCCAAGCCGTTGCGCCGGTTCGTGAACTGGTCCTTCATCTCTGACAGGTCTTCCACCCGCCAGTTGGTGAAGATCACATGGCCCAAGATGCCCCAGTTGCCTAGCGTGTAGACATGGTAATAGTAGCTGTCTTTCTCGCCTTCCAGGTCCTTCACGTCGTCCGGCGTCAGAAAGCGATTGTCCTTGTACGTCGTCTTCAGGATGGTGAGCCCGTCGCCCTGGTACTCCCGCTGCGCTTCCGCCCACCCGATTGCCCCGAAGTACTCCTGGTAAATCCAGTTGCTTTTCAGGATCGGGTTGAAGCTCATCACCAGGCGCTTTGGCGTCGCTTCATCCCCGCCGCGCTGCCGCTTCAGCAGTTGCTTCACCGAGTCCTTGTCAACCTCGGTGGCTTCCTCTATGCGTATGTCGGTGAAGACGCCCAGCGCCGGAGTCAGACTCTTGAGCTTCTCTACATCGTCCAGACCAGCGAAGACGATCTGATAGCCGTTCTTGCATGTGACCGTGCCGTCAGTCTTGTTGATGTCAAACAGGTCGTGCAGGCCCCATTGCGTGATGACCTTGTTGACTTCCTGCACTACCGAGCCGCGAAGTGTGCGCCCGACTTGGCGACATACCAGGAAGTTGCGCCCGCCTTTCAGCAGGTCTATCACGTCGCGCTGGGCCAGGAAGACCGATTTGCCAGACGACGAGCCGCCGTAGTAGATTTGCGTCCGGGCCAGGTTGTCCAGGTAGGGCAGGTAGGCGGCATTGATGCCTACCGGAAGGTCAAGCTCCATCGGGATTGATGTGCACCTTGATCACCAGCGGGCCGCCATCGCGTCCACCCACCTCGACAGGCGCGACGATTCCGACACGATCCAAGACCTCGCAGGCCGCTTCCATCTTGCGCTTGCCTTCCAGTTCTTTCTCCAACACGTCCACGGCCTTGGATACCAGGCGCCGCAGTTTCTCGCGGCCCAGCAGCACGGAGTCTTGCTTGATCAGCAAGACAACGTCGTTGACCGGCACGCCAGCCTCGCGCCATCGGCGAAGCGTTGACTGCCCGATGCCCGCTGTTTCGCAAGCCGCTACATCGCTGTCGGCATGAATGCGCGCCGAAACCCAAGTGAGCTGCGAAGCAGTCAGCCCCTTGAGTAGCGTCGCCAGATCGTTGCCGTTTGTGGCCTCTTCCTGTTGGTTCATCGCCTATCCCTGTCATTCTGGCTCCGGCGTCACCGTCACTCTTAGCAACTTGTCGCGCCATAGAACGAGCTTCAACGCTTCGGCCAAGTCACTTTCGGGGACTTCGAGCTGCAATCTCATGCCGTCCTTGCCGATCTTCATCTGCGAGAGAATGTCCGGCAGACAGGCAAGGAAGGTGATGCTGTCAGTCGCCGTACTCGATTGCTTCATTCAGCCGGCCCTTCTCGATCCATCCCGGGCTGCCGTTGCCAAGCCGCACTGGTATCATCCGCTTCCTCGGCTTGCGTTTGGCCCGAATCTCCCGCGCCCCCTCTTTGCCAAGGATGGTCGCGGCTTTCAGATAGCCATTCTGCCGACAGAGATTGCCTGCCAGAATCAGCTCCGATACGTCATCTTCCATGCACACAAAAAGGCGGCCACCAATAGGCTCCATCCGGAGTCCATCAGCGACCGCCTAAGCGATCGGTACATCCCGCCTGGTTAGTGGCGGGCCTTCCTTCTATGGGGCAGTTGACGCCAGTGCGCTATCCTGCCATTTCGGACTATCACCAGCAGCCGGCACTCCTCTGCGCGCTCTGCGTATGCCAGAAGCTCCATGCCCCTTGCATCATCCAGGGTTGGCAACCGGACGGCGGGGGTAGCACCGTCCGGCGGCCCAATACCGGCGGAGGAGGAGGTGTCCGCCATTACGGATATTGTAGCACGTGGCTCGTATGGTGGCAAGGACCGCCTCCTAATGAGATAGGATAGCTATCAGCGTCCGCGCCTGCTCTCGATCCAGTATGTCACTCTCCCCCGCGACAACCCTCCGCGCTTCCGGCAGCACCGTGTCATGCAGCCATGCGTTGGTCTGCTCCACGAAGGCCGCCCGCCCCTCTTTCCTCACCCGCACCATCGGCCACTTGCCAGCCCACGCCACCATGAGCGTATTGCTGCCGTTCTCGCTGCCCCCGTCTGTCTGTTTCAGATCCTCCAGGCACGCGTCCAAGGGACAGCGTTGACAGACCAGCGCCAGGGTCCGGCAGACCGCAGGCGGCAGAATGCCGTTGGTGTGCGCCGTCATCGCTTTCCGTACCGCGCCGCTATGTCCTCCATGCGCACCATCAGAAGCGGCTTGCCACGAGGCGGGCAGTCGACTTGCTGCGAGGGAAGATGCCCAGCCTCCACCGCGTCCTTGACGCAGGTCCGCAATCGCCCGATTCTGCTGGCCGCGACGCTGATAGGGAGCAGCCCCTCTCTCTCCTCCATCTGCGCCAGCCATGCCTCGTACTGCGCCCGCCAGGTGGTGCCGCCCTTGAGCGCCTTTGCATGGCGGGCTTCCTTGCTCGGCGGCTGCATGACGGGCTTCCACTTCCTCGGCGCTTGCACCGCCGTCGGCCTCTGTGCGCCTTTCTCCTCTCGCGCCAGCTGCGCCACCACCGAGCAGCCGCGCTTCTCTCTCGCTGCCCTCCACTGCGAGAGGTCAATGGTGCATCGCGGGTCGATCCCCATGCTAACAATGTCGCTGCGCCCGAGCCGGGCGATTGCAGGCGCTACGTCACATTCCATCAAATCACCTCGAATGCCAGCGAGGATGGCGCCGCTTCTCGTCATGCTCCTTCATGGCCTCGGCCAGCATGGTGGTCTTCTTCGTAAGGCTCTCCAACTCGTTGTCCACCTGCTTCATGGCCTCGGCGACGGCGGCCTTGATCTCCTCTCTGATGTCATCTAGTCGGAGGTCAATGGCCCAACGCGCGATGTGCCCCATACCATCTGTGTGCCACTTCATGGTATCGGCGAGTTGCTGCGGGGTCACATATACCTGTCCAGCAACGGTCATGGGATCGTAGTCGGGGTCGTTTAGTCTCTCATCCTTCTCTGTG